CTGTATGCTTCAGTGCTAGTTGAGTAGCTGATATGTGGTGCGCCACAATAAACGCAATGGGTAATGTAAGACTGCATATGCTTTAGGCAAGTGTTCATTACACGCCCCAGGCTATGAGTACTACGACGATTAGTACGAGGTAGCCGAGTGTAAGCATGAGTGCTGTTACCAGGGGATTAGTGCGCATAGTAGGTCTCCGATAGCTTCGGCTAGCCAGAGTACTGCGTACAGTAGTGCTGCTAGTAGGGCTGCTTGTGCTGTTACTTGTAGTAGTTTTTTCATTGTTTTAGTCCTTTTCTAGTGCGTTGTAGATACGTATTGTTACTTGTGGTTCTAGTTCTTCCCAGACGTAATGTTTACGTGCTCGAAGATTTATTACTTGTGAGTCGTCTACCCAAATAGTTTTAGCGTCTGTTATGCCGTCGAGTATTGATCGAGCTAGTTTGTCTAGGTCTGGTTTTACTGTGTGTAGTGGTCGAGTTACAGTCCTGGGTCTTGGTAGGAATACGTTGAAGCTAATCTCGATAGGGTCTGCTGTGAGTTTCCAGTCGCCTGTCTGTTCTATGACTGCTTGTGTGACTGCTTTGCGCCAGGGTTTTAGTTTCTTGGCGTTTGCGTCTACTGCACGACCTGCGTAGACAGTTTTGCTGCCTTGTGGTTGTGCTGTTCCCAGGACTGTAATCTCGAGCATTACTTCACCTTGTAAGTTAGTCGCTTATACCAGGGCATTGTGGCTAGGTCGTAGCAGGCTTCGTCGTAGCCTTGTTCTAGTCCTAGTGTGAAGTGTTGGTTACAGGCTGTAATGAGTTCCTGTTCGTGAGTGGCTACGAGTGCTGCTGTAGCTGTCATGTATTCGCGGTCGCGCTTCTGCTGTGCAGTGAGTTTTGGTTCTGTATAGCGTTTCTGTACTTTCACAAGCTTCTCGCTACCCTGCTCGTATTGTCTTTTTGTAGTAGCCATTAGAACGGAGTCTCCACTTCTGCTGCGCCGAGCATTGCTGCAGCGGTCTCTACTGATACAACTTCGGGTGCAGTGCCGATAATCTCAAACACTGGGTTTAGCAGGGTTACGTATACTGTGCGCTTGCCGTTACGTGGGTTTACGTCGTTACTGCAGTCGTATACGGGGTCGCCCTTTACGTTCACTACAGAACCAACAGCAGGAATTTCGCCTTTGTAGTTCCAGGTAGAGATCTTGAACTTCTTAGGGAAGCTGTTTCCGTTAGCTAAGTGGATAAAGTCTTCAACAACGATTGTCTTTACTTCGTTGTAGTCGTTCTTTACCAGTTCTGAGACTGTGACTGTCTCGAAACGCATAAAATGTGCCATTAGGCGGTCTCGCTTTCTAGTTGCTTGCAGCATGGTATGCACTGCAATAGTGGTTTGTTGTGTTTACAGTTTGGCATAGGCTCTGCTTTCGCTTTTGCTTCTGCCATTTCTTCGCGCAGTTGTTGCGTTGCGCTAAGTCTCATTTCCCTATCTAACCTTGCATTTTCAATTTCAGAATTTGTATTGGTTAACTTAAGGTTATATGACGGTTTAGGGGAAGCATGGTTCCCCCCTGAGGGGAAGTGTAGTTCCCCCCCTTTGGAAGCATAGTTCCCCCCAGGGGAAGCATAGTTCCCCCCCTGGATAGGTCGGTGGTTCGTGGTGCGGTCGCAGTCTGCAGGGCAGGGGACAGACATTATGTACACGTTAGTACCATTGCGTCCTGCACGATCTTGGACTACCAGTTCGCCTAAGTTGATTAGCTGCTGTATGGCTAGCTTTACGTAACGCTCTGAGCAACGCCCGTAGCGTGCCAGGGTAGCCCTGCTAGGGTATGCACCGCCGTCGCCCTGGTGGTTAGCAATACCGAGTGCAATAACGAGTGTTGCGCCACTTGCTTTCGAGTGGTGTAGAACTGCAGACATAGCTTCAATGCTCATGCTTGGTTAGCCTTTACGCGTGCAACCATTTCTGCAATACGTTCGCGTCGTTCCAGCCAGACCATAAAGTCAAGTTCTGGTGCTTCCTTTTCCCAAGCCTTGATTGCTTGGTCTTTCATAACTGCCATTATTTGGGCTTCCTTTCCCTTATTGAAAGTATAACCCGAGGTGTTAAAAGATTTGCAAGTCTGCCCAGTCGTTTCGGCGTGTCGTAAAGCCTACTATGCCACTGTCTGAGCGTTCCCCACGGTTGTTAGTGAACCAAGAACTGCCACGATCACTAGCTGCACCTACGATAATGTAACGAGCGTCGCCACTCTGTTGCACTCGTAAACTGTGCCAGTGTCCAGTTACCAGGATACGTGCACGAGCTGTAGGCATGTTGCCGTGGCTTTGCCCTTTCCACCAGTCGCCTATCTTGTCTGGGCTTCCTGTCTGGTGTCCGTGAACTACGCCGATAATGGTTTCTGCAGTCTCGAAGCTTAGGCTGTCGTGGTAGTCGTCTGGGATAATTACTTCCACATGTTGAAGACCTGGGGATAACTTTACTGCGGTGCGTAGGATCTTGGCGAGCATAATGCCCCAGTCCTCGTGTACAGCCCCTGCTGGGGACTTAGGCGCGAGTCTGTGGCTACCGTGGTTACTTGGTACGCAGACGTACTTTAGCGAGGGCGACAAGGGCGCGAGTAGTTTTATGCCTGCGAGCATTAGTTCGAAAGCTGCAGCGACCTGGTGGGGTAAGCCTAGGTCGTTTGTGCCGAGCTGTGAACTGGTCGAGTAGATATTCTCTACTATGTCCCCTGCGTCGATTAGCACAATTTCTTTAGGCTTGGTGTCTACAGCAAACTGTCCTGCACGAGCGAATGACGTCATTACCTGGTCTACAGTTTCAGGCGTGCCCCCGTTCCAGTCCACTTTACCTATCTGGAAGTCGGTAGGAACAAGTACGAAGCTGCTATCAGATACGGTAACAGGCTTAGGGGCTGGCAGTTCCCAGCTACGCAAATACTCGGTTATATAGTCCAGGTTGGCTGCACTAACTTGTGCTGCTTTACGACGTCCAGAGACCTTGAAAGCGTGCAGTAGGTGTACTTCACCGTTCTTGGTGCGCTGTTCCCACTCTGAGAAACGGAACGTGTAGTCCCACTCGTCTGGGTTTAGTCCCTTGGTGAGTAGAAAGTCCTCTACGTCGTTAGTGGATAGTTCACGATCATATGCTTGGCTGTTGCCGTCGAACTCTGTCTCGCTAAACACCCACTTGTAAGCACCGTCTAGCGAGTCTGTCGCTGGTCTTTTGTTTACGTGTTTTAGGTGTCTGTTTATGCTGGAAGAACCTACACCGACAATTTGCGCCCACTGTTCCTGGCTTTTACTGTCGTCTACTTGTGTATTGTGTAGGTTTTCCCAGGCACAAGTCTTGCACCCCTGCATTATGCTCATTCTGGCAGTTTAGCTGCTTTTTCCTCTATGAGTGCTAGAACGTCTTGGTTGGCGTGTTTCTGCATAGCTTCTGCATACAGTTGGCGTGCCTGCGTCTTAGTCGTTACGAGGGCTATACGCGCTGCCCAGTCGATTTCGCGCAGTGGTGGTGCGCCACGTTTAGCTTTAGCCATTTCTTCCCTGCTAGGGCGTTTGTTACCTGAGTAGCCACAATTAGCTAGGGCGCGACCGATAGCAGAAGTTTCTGCGTTCTCTAGTGCAGACGTTTGGTTAGCCCCTGGAGTGCCGTCTATCTCGAAAGCCATACCAGTGCCCCTGGGCATGTTGAGTTCTTGGTCTTTGTAGTCGAAGTACACCGACGCGCGAACTACCCACGTGTGCGATACACGGTCGCTGGGCTGCGTTAGGTTTTCAGTAACGATTGCACCGTCTACGTGATCCTTGTGGAAACGCTTTAGACGTTCCTCTACTGTCTCGTATTCGTCTAAGTTGAAACGTGCCATTTTAGTTTTCCTTTCCGTTCATGTCCCACAAGTCTGGGGGCAGGTCTTCATAAACATACTCTAAGAAACGCTTAGAGAACTCTACAGCCACTTCCTGTTGGTACTTGTTAGCTTCGATAACGTATTCCTGGTAGTCGTTGCCACCGAACAGTACAGCCACGATAGCCTGGTCGAGTCCGAGAACGTGCATATACCACTGCACTTGGAATTGGTACGACATAGGCACGCCGTCTTTCCACGGGTAGCGTGCAGTCTTGATCTCTACCAGCCAGTCACGTATAGGGGACACTGCAATAGCGTCTGGGTTAGCCAGTTGCCACGGGGCTTCGATATTGCGCCACGTACCTACGTTACGCAGTAGCTGGAACTCTGGGTGTACTTCCTCGAACTTGTCCAGGACTACAGGCTCGAGACGATTACCCCACTCCATAGGCGCAGTGGTTTCAACGCCTGGTGTTCGGCGTGTCTTATATGCCCACAAGTCTGTAATGGTCTGGTACTTGTTTGCACCGAGGATAGTTCCTACGTCGCTGCCACCGATACCCTGCATGCGCTGTTCTAGCCATTCTGCGCTGCCGTTCTCGAAGTTACTAACGAGTTCTGCCGTTGTAGTCCAGTTGTCGTGTATTGTAGTCATTGCCTTGGTATTCCTTTCCCGAGGTAGCCCCCAGTTGATTGCGCTCCCTGCGTCCTGGGGGCTTTCTAATTCTGGCATGAGCTACGGACAATGCCCCCTAGCGTCCTAGAGGGCAGTCCACCGCACCCCTGCGGTTATATAAGAATACCCCTTAGCTAGCCACTCCATACGGAGAACGTTATAACACTAAGGGGCAAGCCTAGCGACGAAACACTAGGGGTTGTATCTAAACTATACCGATATATGTATAGTTTCGACAATGAAAGACCCCCCAGAGAACTCAACTAATCTGGGGGGTGGCTAAGTCCCCAGTACTAGGGACTATGTGTAAATATTAGCACACGATTTTTACTGCTATTGGGATAAGTGTAAATATCTTTACTGGCAACTATCGCACTGTAACATGTCCATAGGATCTACAGGGATAGAGTAGCCGTCTACGATTTCGGGCGTCATTTAGTAACCTTTCGGGGTCGATAATAAGGGTTAGAACAGGAAAGTATAATAACTGGGCAGTTATTTTACTTTAGAAGAAACGCTACGAACTGAGACAGTGCAGCACCGAGGATAGTGGCAAGCCCTGCGAACGACCAGACTTTACGTTCCAAGTCTCTAATGCGGTCTTCGTGATCCTCTGCAATTTTAGGCAACTGTGACAGTTCTGCTTTCAGAGACTGTACAGCGTCGTAAACTTCGCGCAGAGTAATACGCGCAGTAGGCTCGTCTGCCATTAGCTTTGTGGGGTCTTAGCGTTAGCAATAGCGATAGCAGAGAAAGCTGGGGCACTATTGGTTACGATAGCGGACAAGCCAATAAGCCACGCTGGAACAGTATCGTACACTGCAGCAGAGAACACTAGGGCGTTGCCGACAGAGAACGAAGCCAGGGCGAACACTGCGTAAGCAATTTTGCGCCCACGAGGGCTAGGAATAATAGCACCAATGTCTGGTACTGGTGTAGTTACAGCCATTAGGGAATTACCAATTCTGTGCCAGGGTGGATAAGGTTAGGGTCGTCGCCGATAAGGTCGCGGTTTTCTGCATAGATTAAGTGCCAGTCTACGCCCAGCTCGTCACCGATAACAGAAAGACAGTCACCAGGCTGCACTACGTAAGTAGTCTTAGCAGGCTCTGGGATAGGCTCTGGGGCTGGTGCAGGTGCTTCTACGAAGTCCACTACACGGAAGCCACTAATATCTTCAGTCCAGCCAAGATATTTAGCACCAGGTAGTAGTCGTTCAATTTCGTTTAGGTCTGCTACCCACGAGTTGCCTACGGGGTCGTCCCAGTGCAGTGGCGAGCCGAATACGCCTCGACCTGGTACGAAGATACGGGCGTCGCCCCAGTCTTTAGTAACGCCGTTGATCGTTCCAACCCAGCTAAAGAACACTGGAACAGGAACTCCAGGCATTTCGTTAGTTTCATGCTTGAAAGCGGAAGCGTCCCACGAGTCACGAGCACACTGGAACATAGAGTCGTAAGGCTCTGGAGTGTTGTAGGCAGCTTCGACAAGTGCCAGACACATGCCTGGGGCGTCTACTACGTCGAAGTTAGGCGCAAACTTCTCTACGTATGGCATTACTCGTCGCCCTCTCCAGGGATAGGGTAGTCTGCTTCGACCTGTGCAACAGCGTCTAGCCAGTCCTGCTCGGTCTTCAAGTTACGCTGCCACTGCATATAAACAGGGTCGCTAATACGCACGTAAGCTTGCCAGCGAGCTTCTTTAGCTTCCTGCTTAGTACGTTCTGCTTCGCCTTTTTTCCAAGCTGCGCGTTCTGCTTTTTCTTCCGCCGTCATAGGGCGTTCAATAATAATAATTTTGTCCATGATTTACCCTTAGTCGTTGTAGCCGTAGATAGTAAACGAGCCATTGAAGTTAGACCCAGTGATCTCGAGACCGATACCGTCGAACGAAGACCCTACCCAGTGCATACCGTTTAGGATAATGTTCTGTCCTTGTCCAGAAGTACGACCAATAGCAGTACCAGTAATACGAGTGTAGTTAGTGGTATATGGCGTAATAATGTCCATAGTCGTGGCAAATGGCACGTTAGCGTCGTAAGCGCGGTTGAAATAGAAGTAAGTAACACTTCCACCACCGAGTTGTTGTCCTGCACCGTCGTTTACTTGCCAGCCAATAGCACCTGCTTCGTAGCTAGTAGCAATGTTAGTCGTTCCACCAGAAGCCATACGCATAATAACTGTGTGGTTTCCAGTAGTTCCACCCTTGTAGCCCTCGAATACAATTCTGTAATTCTTGTATCCTGCACTAAAGCAGTTGTTTACAAGTACGCCTGTGCAGTTATTGAAAGTAATCTGCCCTAAAGCGTTTACAGACCCAGTACCACCTACGAAAGTAACTCCACCAGGCTTAATAGGAACTAGACCTGTTTGTCTGTCTTCCATATACCAGCTAGCAGTGTCACGTCCACCAGGGTTACTAGAAACGTTATATAGACCGTAGTAAGTCTCGACAGCACCCAGGTCGTCGCGCCAGACCTGTAAGCCTTGGTATGGCGACATAAACTTAGCGTCACGCTCTGCAGCGTTAGCTACGACAGGTGGCATAGACTTTACAGCCTTTAGGCGAATATCGTAAACGACAACAGTAGTGTTAGCCGAGTTGCACCAAGCCCAAGCAATAGGCTGGTCTGTCAGTACACCAACGTTAGTGTTCAATACTGGGAAGCTTGTAGGCGGTGCAGTAGGTGTAGACGTAGAAGTAGTTGCGCCAGCAATAGCAACAAGGGCTGCAGTGTTAGTAGCCCAAGTACGACGCAGTGCAATAACATACCATTGCCCGTTAGTAGGGGTAGTAAGGGCAACAGTCTCTGCACCAGAGTTAGTGGACAGTACACCGTCGCCGTAGAGAGATCCTGCAGCGACACTAACCTGTCGTGCGCCACCAACTGCAGTAACAAGGCAGTCGCCATTGCCTGCAGCCACGTAGCCATTGCCCAGAAGTCCAGCAAGCCCTGCCCACTGGATTTCAGTAATCGTACCGTCGAAGCCGACGCTAGTCCATGCCATTTATTTTGTCCTTACCTGTCTGTAGATATTCTACGCTGTGAATTAGCTAATTGTGTGATAGCGTTCGCAATTTGTACGTTAGGGTCGTCTGCCCTTTTGCCAACAATAGGTGTTACTTGGAAACGTTGGTCGCCGAAGTCGAACCTGCACTCGGTAATAACGTCCGTGTACAGTGTGCCACCGAGACCCTCGACTGTTACCTGGTCGCCCAGTTGTACGCCTGTAGTGCCACCGAAAGTAAACGTTTCAGTTTCTGACAGTTCTGCAGTGATACCAAACTTAGGTGCACCGTCTGCCAGGGCACGAGCACCTGCAGCGTTTAGGCTAGCTCGGTAGATAGCTTTCTGTCCTGCAGAAACGTCTGTGCGCAACTCGTAGTATTTAGCGACTTTCAGTTCCTCGACAGTAACGCCCTCTGGGTAGATTAGGTCGGCACTGCTTGTAGCGTCCCTAAAGATTTCTACCAGGTCGCCCCACTCGCTTTCGAGTGCAGCACTGCCAGTCGTGTAGTTCACGAAGTGGCGGTCTGCCAAGTCACCAGGTGCACCGAGAATAGTCCTCGTAGCTGTAGGGGACTGGATAGACCACGAACCACCGACAATAACGCCACTGGAAACAGTTAGGGGCATGTCCCAGACGTCTGGCTCGTACACGTCTACAGTGATCGTGTCGTCCCTGGTCGCCTGGGTAAGTGTAAGTCCCAGTCCGTCGAACGACAATATCTCTAAGCAGACGTCCTCTAGCTTGTTCATACGCACCAGGGGAAGCTTCCCTGCAGTCTTTATGTCGCCACCACGGTTTAGGTCGGTAGCGAGAGTTACAGGGCGTGCTAGTCGGTCGATAACATTTTTGCCAATAATCGTTTTTAGTGCAGTTTCGGAATAGACGACACCAGCGTCCCACTGGTAGTAGCCAACTTGTCCAATAGTTGTGCCAGAAGTGCCCTGTGTCAGTGCGCCACCAGGAAGCCAAGCCTGTGCCTCTGCAGCAGGGTTAGCGTTGTTCTTTACCGAAATAGCAGTAGCTTCGATTTGGTTGTCTGGACGGATAAGTGCGACAGTGTTCTGCAAGATACGCCAGTCGGACTGCAGCTCGAGGAATACCGAACCACTAGAAAGTAACGAACCCGTAACGCCAGTAATCATTCCAGAGAATAGCTGCGCGTCCTTGTAGATCATAGTAACGCGTGCACCGTAAGCAATTAGGTCTGGTACTAGGCGGTCGTCTGCAGACACTTCAATAGTGAAAGTGCTTAGACCATTGAATACAACCGAACCCCTAATCGAAATAGGGTTGCCAATTTTACCTAACCAAACGAAGTTCTTGTCGTATACGTCGATAGACCCAGGGAAGTAGGTAATAGTAGCCATTAGAAAGCACGTATAAACTGGGGTCGGAAAGTAGCAGTAACAGTACCAGTGCCCACAATGTCGATACCGATAGGGACAGGCAAGCCAGTAGCAGGCAATGGCGCGAAGTCTGCAGAAGATAATAAACGGGTAACGCGTGTACCGTCCTGCTTGTACGCTATCTGTGCCAGTGGGCTAGTCTCAATAGTGATTGTTTCACCAGTGGTAAGTGGAATAGTGCCTGCGACATGGTGTCCGTCTACCTCGAGGTCGAACGAAGTCATAGGCGCAGTAATAGTCCAAGTGATCCAGGCAGGCAAATCGCCGATATTGGTTAGTGTGGCGTCTGTTCCACCAGCGGACTTTACGATATAGAACGGGGTAGCGTTCGAGCCGTTACCGAAGAACGTAGCAGTACCCTCTGTACCTAGACCGAACTCGACGCTCTGGGGGTCGCCCTGCCAGAACGGGTTGTCTGCTACTAGGTTTACGCCGAAGCCCTTAGTGGGCAGTACAGGCATGTAAGGGTCGTAGCTGTAGGATAGGTTGCCGTCGTCTACGAAGCGACACTCGAGACTGCGGTTGTAGCCGTTGCCGTCTTTCACGGTTAGCGTGCCATACTCGCCAACACTCATTGAGTGCCAGAAGTCGCGCTGTAAGCCCTCTACGTCGTATTGTGCGTCGTCCTGGAATACCAGGGGCAGGAATACGTTACGAGGTTGTAAACGCCAAGACTGCAGGACTTGCCCGTGGTTTAGTGCAGTAGTGCGTACAGTGTCTGCAGTGGTGGGCATGCCGAAGCCTTGCACGCCGTCTGAACGTAAAGCGATAGCCCCAGACATTAAGTCCCAGGTGCTGCCGTCTGTACCAGTCCACGTAATTTCAAGCATTAGCTAACACCTATCAGTCTGTTTACGCCACTAAGCGCGTTTACTTGTGCTTGGCGTCGAGCAATTTCTCGTGCTAATTCTACAGCGTCGTAGCCTACGTTGCCGTTGATAACGACAGTTGTGCCCATAGAACCCATTTTGGAGAGTGGGATAACTGCTTCTGCTTCGCCTGCTTCTGCAATGGTCGCTTGTACTCCACCTGGGCGTGGCATTACGATACCACCCTCTGCAAGCTTGAGACCACCAGAACGATAAGTCTGGACGTTAGAAGTGTCGCCATTACCAGACAAGTTCTTTAGGCTTTCTACAGCTCTACCAAACGGGTTTAGCCCAATAGCTAATTGTCCGATAGCCCACTTGATAGGCTCGGGCAGGTTATCCCAAGCAGTGCGCATGTCGCGTATAAAGCCAGTAGCTTCATTTAGTGAGTCTGCTAAATTGCCCATTGAGTCGGCAAACGATTGTGTGCTGTCCCCAGCCTTGCTGCCCTCTACGCCTAGCAAGAACTCTGTAAACAGTTGTAGAGATTCGTTTACGAGTGGTAAGAAAGCCTGTACTGCAGGTAGTGCGTCTTTACCAAACGACATAACGTTCTCTACAACAGTTGGCAGGAACTCCATAACGTCGCCTAGTAACGTAGCTGTGTCCGCTAAGAACTGCTTGAACTCTGGCTTTTCTACAAGTTCACCAATGAACTTAGCGAAGAAGTCCGTAGCTTCTGACACTACAGGTAGCAAGTTCTCGCCAATAGTGGCTTGGATATTCTCAAGCTGTGCGTTCAGTCGCTGTTGCTTCCCAGCAAGACTGTCAGACTCACGAGCAAACTGTCCCGAAGCGTCTGCAGCACCCTTGAAGATTAGAGACTGAGCAGCAGCAGCTTTCTCTGTAGCTGTAAGCTGTGACGCTGCAGTCTTCTGAGTCATAGCTAAAGCTTCTGTCTCAATTTGTGCAACAGACAGTGCAATACCAAAACGTCGAAGTGGCTCGAACTCACCACGAAGTGCAGCAGTAACAGCAGTAGAAGCTTCTGTAACGTCACCACCGAACGTAGCTGCAAGGTCGGCAGCAACAGTTACCAGGTCGTTAGTCTTACCAGCAAGTTGGTCGAGAGTAGTACCAGAAGCTTTTAGCTGTGTACCAATGATCGTGGCGACCTTGTTATAGGCGTCGCGACTAAGACCTAGGGACTGTGCAGCTTTCTTAGAAGTTTCCTCTACAGTGCCTGCGTATTCCTTGAATACAGCCTCGACACCACCAATAGACTGCTCGAGATTGCTGGCAGCCTTTACAGACTCGACAGCGTAAGCAACTGTGGCTACTGCAGCAGCAGTGAAAGCAGCAACAGCAGCAAGACCGAAGCCCTTTACAGAATTAGTTAGGAAGTCTGTATCGCTTCCTGCGCTACGCATAGCACTGGAGAAACGCTTAGTGTCGGCAATGATGTTTACACTTACCGTCTGTTGGTTTGCCATAATTCTCCAGGTTTAGAACCTACCCCAGCGCGAGATACTGGGGCAGGCTTTATTTCTTGTTACGTTTCTCTAGCGTCTTTAGAAGACTCTCGCGCTCGAGTAGCGTAAGTTCTTGGTACTGCTTAGGGGAAAGACCGCACTCTATGACGAAGAAAGCCATGTCGTCCGCCCTTTCCTTTCTTAGTTTTTTAGTTCTTCGGTCTCCGTGTCACCAAACACAAGTGCCTGTGCTTCGGACATGGTGAGTTTGTTGGCTTGCTCAAACGTGAACTTAGGATCTACGCGCTTGTGGACAACGTATGCAAACGCTGCCATAAATTTGCCTTTTGGCTGGTCGTTGTCTGCCATAGAGTTGATAGACAGTCCCGATAGTTCCTCGAGCTTGGTTACTTCACCAAGTGTTAGTTGTTTGATATCCATTTATTGCTTCTCGCTTTCTTTTTAGTCCAGGTCGTACTTGCGCAGAATGTCTGCCACGCCGTCTTCTATTTTAGCGAAGACTTGCCCACGAGTGGCTTGCAACGCTTCGTAGATAAACGGGTTAGGTGTCTGGTACAGTCCGCCCTTAGTAGCGTTATATTTACCGAAGTAGACGTAACGTGCGTAAGGTACTCGTGCGCCACCTACAGCGATAGAAGCACGCGTCTTGGCTTTACTAACACGCATGTTGTTAGCAAGTTTGCCAGTACGTTTAGGGGCTAGCCAGGTAGCTCGTCTTGCAACGATCTCACCAGCAGCAGACATAACGTCTTTTATGTCCTGGGCTTCTACCCCTGCACCCTCGAGGGCGCGGACTAGACGTCGGACTCCAGTCGTGTAAACACGATAGTCGCCGTTAGTTAAGTCCACGTCCCCCGTAGGCATGGTTAGGCTACTTCGAGCGTGGGGGCTTCTTCGCAGTCGAAACGAGTAGTGAAAGTAAACTCGTTGTTTACTCCAGCGTCGCCACCGATAGCAGGCTTAGCACCAATTTTTACAGTGCCAGTAAAGTGTGGCTGGTCTGCAGTAGGGGTAGCGTTACCCCAAGGTGCGTAGGTGTAGGCAACTACTTCGCCAGTGTTAGCCCAGACGTAGTTCCAGAAGCTTGAAGCAGTGGTGGACTGGATAGCAGAAATAGTGAAGAAGAACTTACGAGCACCACCGAGACTTGCGTCCTCGAAAGTAGTAGCAGCCCCTGCGTCCTCGTTGTCGAGAACTACAGAAGTAGCGTCTGCCCAGTAGTCAGTTCCACCAAACTCGAGCGCGAGCTGTGCGCCCTTGATACGTGTAGACATTTTGATATTCCTTAGGGTCTGATTTTGGTTGTTACTTGAATTGTTGCAGACAGGTAGGCTGCGTTGTTTACTTCCATAGCATAAGGCTGGGAGACCTGCTCGATAGAGTAGCCCTCGTTCACTAATGCAATGATCGCGTTCTCGAGCTGGTCGTCGAGTCCAGAAGCCGATACAGAGTTAGCTGCAGTACCCATTACTAGGTCTACCGTGTAACGCGCTGTAAAGCTTCCGAAAGTGTCGCCCGACTCAATGTACGTTGCACCAGGCATAACGACGGCACAAGGCGGTACAAGGCGTTCTGGTAGGTAAGCGAAGCCCTTTACGGACGTTGCTTCTTCTACCAGGGCTGCAATGTCTGCCCGAGCTACGCCGATAGTGCTCATGCTACGCCGAGACCAATGTAACGCTGTAGCAGTGGGTATGCACCGAGCATAGGATCACGTGCGACACGGATAGGTGCGCCGTCGAAGCTAGAGAACTGTGCAACACCGTTAGGTGCTTGGCGTCGGTGGTACAGCTCGCTACCAACCTCGAGAGTGGCACGTTCCTCTATCGCAATAGGTACTGCGATAACAGGGTCGATAGTGCCGATATATGCGGAAACGAGGCTAGTGGCTTCGTCCCAGCACTGTTCAACATAGGCAGCGTCCGTTTCCGGTGCGCCTACGTACTCTGCGAGGTTGGTAGCGTCCATGAGTTACCTACTTAGGCTGCAGGAACTACTGGAACGATAGCCGACTTGATTTCGTGAGCAACAGCAGCAAACATGTAGACCGAGAAGGACTTAGACAGGTTGATGATGTTCTCGTCCTGCAGACGTGCAGCAGCCGAAGCGTACAGACGAAGTGCAGCAGAGTTTACGAAAGCAATTTCGTCAGAAGCGAGTTCTGCGTCCATTACAACGGGGATAGAAGCCAGGTCGCCGGAAAGACCGCGAACTGAGAGGCTACCTACGTTGTTAGAACCAGCACCAGTTACCAGGAATACTGGACGACCGTCTGCAGACTCAACGTTCAAGAGAGACTTGAAAGTTGCTGGGTCTACTACGAGGGCGTCAATGGTGAGACCCTGTGCCTGGAACTTAATCTGTGCGTCGATAGCAGCGTTGATCCAGTCGGCGTAGGTGGGAGTAGCAGCGAGTTCTACAACGTTGGTTGCAGTAACCTGTGCTGCGTGCTCGAGCAGGTACTCTGCGCGAACGAACTCGTTGAGTGCCTTACCTGCTGCAAGTGCCTGTGCACGGAGTACGTGGTCGAGGTATGCAATAGAAGAACGCTCGATGGACTGGCGAGTAAGCTCGCTGTAACCACCGAAAGTTTTTACTGCAGCAGTGTGAGAGTCGATAACAACTTCACCGTAGGTAAGGTCGTCACCCTCGGCAGCCTGGACGTTTACGTCTACAGAGTTGCTGGTAAGGGTAGCGTACTCAATGAAGTTACCCTCTGCAGGCAGTGCGCCACGAGAAAATACCTGAGCAACACCAGGAACAGACTCGACGATACGAGTAAGGTCGCCTACCCAGCCGTTGAGCAGAACAGTGTCACCAGTGGTTGCACCAGTGTATGCACGGATTTCGGACTCTTCACCCTTAGCGATAGCCTGGAGAACCTGACCAGCCGAGCGAGTGTCTTCAACTACTACAGCAGGTGCTGCAACAGCCATGGTCTCAAGCTTGCGCTCGAGCATTTCTACAGCTTCGCGCAGCTCGGTGTCCTGAGCAGGCGCAGCAGTCGTAATGTCTTCTGACATTTCTTCTTCTTCCTTGTTGGTGGGTGCGCTTTCGCGTACCTCGGTAATGGTTGCGCCTGCATATGCTGGCATTGGTACGAGAGAAACTTCGCGGACTACAGTGCTAGTGCGTGTAATCGTTCCGTCTTCCTCGACTCGCTGTTCGACAGGCTCGAAGCCTACCGAAAACTTGTTGATAACGCCGTCGCGCAGAAGCGTGTATGCTTCGTTTCCGCGTGGGGTCTCGCTAATGTGTGCACGAATGACTAGACCCTCTGGGGTCTGTTCGTATCCAGTGATCTTACCAATAGGCTCGTCGTGTCGCCAGAACAGCATAGCGTCGTCTGCAGGGATAGCAGAGTCTGGTGCAAACTGTTCGCGGTAGTTACCAATAGTGGTTACTTGGTTGTAGGGAACTGCAATTCCGCCTACTTCACGTGTATCGCTTGCAATTGCGCGGACGTCGAACTCGCGGACTTCTAGGTTAGACATTAGGTACGTCTCCAGTGTTAGGTAGGTTTTCTATTTTACGAACTTCGTCTACAGTCATAAAGCCTGCAGCAAGTGCGATTTGGTGAGCCTGGTAACGACTGAGAGTGTCGCTACGCAGTAGTGCGTCGATATTGAACTTGGCACGCTGTCCACGAGGAAGCAAGTCAGAGAAAGCGTCTTCGATTTCTACCAGGTACGACATGAGCGAGAAGCGCACGTAAGCGATCCAGTCCTGTTCAACGTTCTGGTAAGTCATAGAAGTACCCTCGACGCCTGCAAGCATGAGCGAAGCAGGGACACCAAACAAACGTGCGACCTGGGTAACAGTGAAGTTCTGGGTCTCGATAAACTGTGCGTCGTTAGGTGACAGCGAAATAGGGTTGTAGCTTAGACCGTTACCGAGAACTGCGACACCCTGGCTTGCACCTGCGGTCGAGTTCCATGCGTTCTTAGCAGCGATAGCCTGGTCTGGGCTTAGTACCTGGTCGGACTTGAGTACGCCGTTAGGTACGCCACCCTTAGAGAACCAGTTAGCAGAGTAGTCGCGCACGTCGATAGCACCGCGAAGTTCTTTCTGAGCTGCAGCGATAGGCGACAGTCCACGGTCTTGTCCTGGTACACGTAGCAAGGACAGGTGCTTCACCATACTTGGCTTAAGTTCTCTATCTTGGTAGAGGTATTTAGTCACCTGTCCTGCAGTATTCGACTTTATACCAACTTCGTTAGGGTTGAGAACAGTTAGGTTTACAACACGCCCTGCAGCGTCACGAGTAATTTCCCAGAAAGCGTTTCCGTTAGTAGCAAGTGACACAATGCACTGTTCGATAAACGCGCTACGGTTACTAAGCAAGTTTGGCTGCTTGATAAAGCTGGGCGTAGTGATCTCTACGTCGTCGCGGTAAACGTGCAGTGGCATTTGCTTTGCACTAATAACGTGAATGTTGATAGCGCGGTAGACCATAGCGAGCGAGAGTGCGTCGCCAGTACCAACGTAAGCTGCACTACTGCGGTCTGGTGGCAATAGTGCTTCGGACATTGCACGCACTTCTACTGGTGCAGCGTCCCTACGGAAAACGTCGAAGATACCCATTGAACTAATCCTATACCACACTTCTTAGAAAACTTGTAAACTTTGCTCGATTTTAGTTTCCGCGCCATAGACAGCTAACAGTGTTGCCATAACTGCGTCTATCTCTACGGAACTGTCTTTACGACTAATGCGGAATTGGTCGCCGATATTCTTTCGCACTGTCCTGGGGAATTGCATAGACAGTAACGGGTCGCTGGAGTGCTGTATCTTGCGCTGCGCTATCTTGCTGTAGACCATACTCGACGCGTTGATAATGTCCGACTGCGTAGCAATAGTAACTGGTAGTCCGCGCTTCTTGAGTTCTTGCCCTAGTTCTTTCAGTGCGTAGCCGTCTACAATGTAACCCTGTGGCGAGTACCGAGAAAGATTTAGACATACTTGCACGATCTGTTCCAGCGTAGGCTTCACGATAGAGGCGACAAGCTCGGTGTGTGTCTCGCCCTTTTCGCCCTTAGTTGCGACTGCGATTGTAGCGAAACCCCAGTCTGGACTGCGGTCGATAGCGAAGACAGGACGTGTTGAAGTCTCTGGGAAGTGTTGCCCAAACGGACGTGCACAAGCTGCCCACATTTGCGGACTAATAAACACACTGGAAGCTGCTACGAACCTATTTAGCCGATATCGGACTACGTCTGTAGGTGGCATAGCTCGAACGTCCGACAGGATATTCTGAGCGTCCAGACGTCCACTCTGCAGTGCAGGGTTAGCGTCCTGTAACCACTCAAGCAGCAATTCGTCGTTCTCTGGCACTATCGCCTGTGGTGCTTCCCAGCAGAAGAAGCCAAAACGCTCGAACTGTGGGTCGCCACTAATTGCCTTGTCGCCTGTCTCGTACAAGTTCTTTAGCAGTTCCGAGTTGTCGTCCCCTGCGGTCGTGATACCGATAACGATACCGTTCTTACGTCCACCAGTACCGTTTACCATGTCAGACCACAACGCTGGTGGCATAAGGTGTAGCTCGTCTGCTAGTGCGACCGAGACAGGAAGACCCTGCAGTGCGCCAGACTTCGCTGCCTTGATCTCATACTTACCACCGTCTTTAGCTCTAATTCCTCGAGTGTCTGTTAGCTTCTCGAACATTGCACTAAGCGACTTGTTGTTACGGATAACGAACATAGTGCGGTCGTAAACGATACGTGCCTGTTCTGCACTCGAAGCGATACCTACGACGTAGTTACCTGGTGATCGTAGCAAGCCCCAGATACCGAGCGAAGCTGCCAGTAGCGACTTACCGTTCTGCCTGCCCATAGACACTACGACCTGGCGGAAGCGAAGTTCCCCTGCGCGTTCGTGCCCCTCGGGGTAGGTCTCGAGCATGCGACGAATTAAGTCTTCCTGCCACTCGTCGAAGTGGAAGTCTGGGTCGTCTGCAGTCTTCCAAGCAATACGCAGAATAGGCAGAAGCCAGTCTGCTTCGCTCGGATAGTCCTCGGACAGTGACTCGGTGGCACGCATTGGTAGTCCCCCCTACCGTTTCAGTAGTTTGGCTAGTTCGTCCTGGTCGTCCGCTGCCTGTGGTGCTCGAGAAAGCAAGTTGCGATAAGTGAGACCGTACTGTGCCAGAAGTGCCGGCGTCATAGTCTGGTCAAGTTCTGCAGCCATTGCCAATAAAGCTACGACTGCTGGCTCGTCCACGTCGGACAGCCACGAACTCGTGCGAATGAATTGCAATACTGCTTCGGTAAAAGTCTTCTCGTTCATATTGTTACCTTTCCAAATGTTTTCGACCTGTTTCTGTAAAGAAGAGGTGGGGGCGGGGTGAAACGTGACTAAACAAAAAAACACCATATGTTGTGGTGCTTCAGTGTTTAGACACTATATGTTGTGGTCTATACGTTAGTAAGCCAGCGTTTGTTGTACCAGTTGTTACGTATGAGTGGGTTGTCTGACTTCCTGCCGTTGCAGGGCTTGCATGCTGCGACTAGGTTGTGTGTGTCGTCTGTTCCACCGTTTGCTTTTGCGATTATGTGGTCTACTTCTGTGGCTTCACGTCCGCAGTAGGCGCATTGGTGGTTGTCACGATCTAGCACGCTTAGTCTTATGCGTTGCCAGTCTGTGCCTCGGCTGGAGTGTTTACTCACTTGTTATCTCCTTCAGTCCATTCGGGGATGTATTCCTCTATCAGTTCACCTAGCTCGACGCAGTTGTCGTCTTTTGTGCATGAGCGAAGGTCTGAGACGCGTTCGTAAATGTTTGAAATGATCCGTTCACGCTCGATAATTTGCGCTTTCTGCAAAGTGCTTTCAAGCCAACGGTCAAACTGTTCTCCT